CGACAGACAAAGAAAGAGATGAAGCAAAGCTTGCTCTTAAACAATTATTACTCGAAGCTGAAAGAGAAGCGTTCGCAAAAGAAGTCGAAGACAGAAAGAGCGCTAGAGATATGTACAAAGACGATGCAATTATTCAAAAGATTCTTGCAACGTTATTTACAATAGCTTATTTTGGATTAAGTTTTATGATGTTTAGATTCTTCGTAATGGGAGATATAGACATGGGTGAGTTTGAAATAAGTTTTATATCAACAATATTTGGCGCAATGAGCGCAAAAGTTAATACGGTAGTCGATTTCTTTTTCGGCGGATCGTCAAAAAAGAATCAAGAACAAAAAAAATAGTATTAAAAAATGATTACAAAAAGAATAATAAAAACAGTAAAACCAAATGTTGGTATACGAGGTAACGTAGCATTTCAAGATGACGATCTTCTATTTGACTGGACAGCTTTTCAAATACCTAAAGGAGTAGTAGATCTTAAATCTATTGCGTATATGATTCGAGGTACAGAAGCGGCAGGTGGTAACGGTGCTCTTGACTTTGAAATCTACTTCGCTACATCACACCCTACAACTGGTGTTGCTCCTCCTAGCTTAGGAACTGTAAATGCTGCTCCAACAGCAATTAACACTGCGCTATGTAGACCGCATATAATAGGTAAATATCTTTTCGATGGTAGCTCCATGGAGGATGCTAGCGATGGACTTATAACCTATAATATAGGTTCTGGGAATAGAAACTACGAGGGTCAAATGATTGAAGGGAGCACAACTTTTGCTGGTGATTCTACTTATAGTGCCACAGTTCAAGGTTTTCAAACTATATGGATAGCCGGCATATCAAAAGGTGCTTTTGATTTTGGAACTGGTGTTTTATTAGACGACGCAGATGATCAAGCTGCAGCAACAGTTGCTACCGGACTTGTAACCGATGGTGTTGATGCTGATGATATATTTGTAGTAGGTGACGAAATAATCGCATATGCATCTAATGGAAGTAGTGAGCAAGTTGTAGGAACAGTTACTGCTGTAGCAGCTAATTTACTAACTGTTGATGCTGTAGCTGGAACAGTTACTGATGATGATGAGTTATGTTTCCACCAACCAATACATTTACATCTAGGATTTGAATACTAAAAAAATAAATTAACTTAAATAAAATTAAATAAAATGGCAAAAAAAGAAAAAGAAATAACAGTAAAAGGAAGAGCAGAAAAAATCGAAGAAAAACATTTAGTTAAACTTCAAAATATAGTTAACTCAATTAATGCTTTACAATTTAATGTTGGAAAAATGGAGGTACAAAAGTACAACGCTATGCGTGAATTAGTAAAAGCACAATCTGAAATAGGAGAAATGCAAAACCTACTTCTTAAAGAATACGGTTCTTATGATGTTAACGTAACTGACGGTACTATCAATTGGCCAAAAGATCCATCTGAAAATGGAATTGATAAACCTGAGGAAAATGAAAAATAATATTATAAGAAAAATTACTATAGGTAAAGATTACAAAAATGACTCCATGCACTACGCTGTTGATCAAGAAGTGTATGGAGGTCATAAAATTTGTAATATAATAGAAGAAGAAGACAAATACTCTATTTATATTAGAAAAGAAGAAGTAGTTATACCTTGGAAAGATTTTAATAAAAACATGGCTATATCAGTCGAATATAACTTAGAATACTAACATGAGAAACGTTCCATTAAAAGGTTTGGTAAGCAAAATATCTAAAACTGGATATCGAAAAGATAGTCCAGATAAGAATAATAAATACAATATTATACCTGATAATAAAATATCAATGAAGAATGTTGAGTTCAAGGTTAAGGGCACTGATAACTTAGGTAATACCAAGATAATGAAACCTGGAAAAAACTATAAGTTTCCTGGAGATTACGTTGTCGAAGAAAAAGCATGAGAGCTTATAAAGATTTTATAGTTTCACCAGTTGGTGAACGTTATAATAACTTTACAAAAATTGGTGATAAAAACTTAATACTAAATACGGAAATTTATAATCATCAATACGTAAACAGATTAGCAAAAGTAATCGCTACTCCATTATTATTTCAATCACCCATCAACGTGGGTGATGAAGTAATAATTCATCATAACGTTTTTAGAAGATGGAATGATGTTAAAGGTAGAGAGAAAAATAGTAGATCTTATTGGAAAGAAAATAAGTATTTAATAACTGAAGATCAAATATATTTATATAAAAAAGATGATTGGAAAGCTATGCCTAATTATAGCTTTATAAAACCAATAAAATCTAATAATAAATTTAGTTCTACTGTTGAAAAAGAGTTAGTTGGTATAATAAAGTATTCCGATGGCACGTTTGATAAAAATGAATTAGTTGGTTATAGACCAGGAATTGAATGTGAAGATTTTATAAACGGAGAAAGATTATATAGAGTTATGAATAAATTTATTACAATTAAATATGAATATCAAGGAAACGAAAAGGAATATAATCCAAGCTGGACACAAAGCGGTTGAAGAGTTAATTAAGGTTGCTAGAGAAGAGATAGTAGATTCAGACGAAGATATATCAGCTGATAGATTAAAGAATGCTGCAGCTACAAAGAAACTAGCTATATTCGATGCTTTTGAAATATTAAATAGAATCCACGAAGAAGAAGCAATGCTTGAAGGCAAACCTATTGAAGAAGAAAAGAAAGCGACTTTTAAAGGATTTGCAGAAGGAAGATCTAAATAATGTACGAACAAACTTTATATAAGGTTGTAGAACCTATAAAAATAACCACCATTAAAAGACTCAATAAGTCTAAGAAGTGGGAATATGGTTATAATAAGGAAAATGATATTGTTGTGATATCTAAAACCGGTATGATAGGTGAGATACTTGAAATACAAGGTTTACAAATAGCTTTACCTAAAGAACCTAAAGAAGTTTATTCTTGTAGTAAAATAAAATCAGAACAAAAATGGAGACAATTCCCTGTTAACCCTGATTTTAAAAGAATTAAAACAGTATTTGATTGGCAAGATTATCCAGACGATTTTAAAGAAAAACATTACGGATACATAGACGAAGAGTTTAGAAGAAGAGAAGAAGGATTTTGGTTCATGAACAATGGTAAGCCAACTTATATAACAGGCACACACTATATGTATCTACAATGGAGTAAAATAGATGTTGGCGCTCCAGATTTTAGAGAAGCAAATAGATTATTCTTTATATTTTGGGAAGCCTGCAAAGCGGATAGAAGAAGTTATGGAATGTGTTATTTAAAAAATAGACGTTCTGGTTTTTCTTTTATGAGTTCAGCGGAAACGGTTCACCAAGCTACATTAGCAAGTGATAGTAGATTTGGTATACTATCTAAAACAGGTGCTGATGCTAAGAAAATGTTTACAGATAAAGTAGTACCTATTAGTATTAATTATCCATTCTTCTTTAAACCAATTCAAGATGGTATGGATCGTCCGAAATCTGAACTAGCGTATAGAGTTCCTGCCAAAAAGTTCACTCGTAGAAAAATGAAACTAAGAGAAGAGCAAGATGATATGGAAGGTCTTGACACTACTATTGACTGGAAAAACACAGGTGATAATAGTTATGACGGTGAAAAACTTTCTTTATTAGTTCATGATGAAAGTGGTAAATGGGAAAGACCTGATAATATAAAAAATAACTGGAGAGTTACAAAAACTTGTTTGCGATTAGGTAGTAGGATTATAGGTAAATGTATGATGGGGTCAACAAGTAACGCCCTTGATAAAGGTGGAGATAACTTTAAAAATCTATACTATGATTCGGATGTTACAAAGCGAAACAGAAATGGACAGACTAAGTCAGGATTATATTCTCTGTTTATTCCTATGGAATGGAATTATGAAGGATTCATTGATGAATTCGGACGACCTGTGTTTAATAATCCTAGCAAACGAGCATTTGATCCACATGGAATAGAAATAGATCAAGGTGTAATAGATCATTGGGATAATGAAGTTGATGGTTTAAAAAGTGATCAAGACGCATTAAATGAATTTTATCGTCAGTTTCCAAGAACCGAAGAACACGCATTTAGAGATGAGACTAAAAATAGTTTATTCAATCTTGTTAAGATATATGAACAAATAGATTACAACGAAGGAAACAGAAACTCATCAGTATTAACATCTGGTAATTTCCAATGGACTAACGGTGTTAAGGATACTAGAGTCGTTTTTAATCCAGATCCAGGTGGTAGATTTAAAGTAAGTTGGGTTCCAAATGGAAATCTACAAAATAACGTTATAATTAAAAATGGTATAAAATATCCAGGAAACGAGCATATGGGGGCATTCGGTTGTGACTCGTATGATATATCTGGAACAGTAGATGAGAAAGGATCAAAAGGAGCTTTACATGGATTAACTAAATTTTCAATGGAAGACGCTCCAGCTAACACTTTCTTCTTAGAATATATAGCAAGACCTCAAACAGCTGAGATATTCTTTGAAGACGTTTTAATGGCTTTAATATTTTACGGAATGCCATTGTTAGCAGAAAATAACAAACCTAGACTTCTATACTATTTAAGAAGAAGGGGTTATAGAGGATTTAGTATGAATAGACCTGATAAAGTTTGGAATAAATTATCAACAGCAGAAAAAGAGGTTGGTGGAATACCAAACTCTAGCGAAGATATAAAACAAGCACATGCTGCTGCAATTGAAATGTATATCAACGACCACGTTGGATTACTAGAAGATGGTACTTATGGTACTATGTATTTTAATGATACTTTAAACGATTGGGCTAGATTTGATATAAACAAAAGAACAAAGCACGATGCTTCTATAAGTACTGGATTAGCGATAATGGCTTGTAATAGACATCTATACAAATCAAATCCAGATAGAAATAAAACACCATTAAACCTTAATATAGCAAAATATAATAACAAGGGAATTTCATCAAGAATAATAAAACAAAAAGCATGAGAGATACTTTCATAAACTTTCCATCTCAAGCGGTTAGTGACTTAGAAAAAATAAGCCATGAATATGGTTTAAAGGTGGCAAAAGCAATAAACCACGAGTGGTTCGGTGGTAATACGTCTAAATACCATAATCAATTAAATAATTTTCATCAATTAAGACTGTACGCAAGAGGAGAGCAATCTATACAAAAATATAAAAATGAATTATCAATAAACGGTGATTTATCTTATTTAAATTTAGATTGGAAACCTGTTCCAATAATATCTAAATTTGTAGATATTGTCGTTAATGGAATGGCTCAAAGATCTTATGAGATAAATTGTTTTTCTCAAGATCAACATGGAATAAGTAAAAGAACAGAATACATGGAATCCATGTTGAAAGATATGAGATCAAAAGATTTTAATGATCTAGCACAGCAGAATTTTAATGTTAATCTATATGAAAACGACAAAGAAACTTTACCTGATACAGAGGAAGAGTTAGCGTTACATATGCAACTTAACTATAAGCAAGCTGTAGAGTTAGCAGAAGAACAAGCTATAAATGTTTTAATGGAAAATAGCAACTATGATTTAGTTAGAAGAAGAGCTTTATATGATATATGTACCATAGGTATAGGTGCTACAAAAACAACATTTAATTTTAGCGAAGGAGCTAAAATAGAATATGTTGATCCAGCTAATTTAATTTATTCTTATACTGAATCACCATATTTTGATGATATATATTATATTGGTGAAAGAAAAGAAATACCAATAAACGAATTGGTAAAAGAATTTCCAGAGTTAACAGAAGGTGAAATAGAAGAAATAGTAAATAATTCAGGACAAACATCATATAGCAGAGCTAGTTATAGGTCTAATACTGATAAAAATAAAATAGAAGTACTATATTTTAATTATAAAACACACGCTAATAATGTTTATAAGTTAAAAAAACTTGGAAGTGGTACTGAAAAAATTATAGAAAAAGATGACACTTTTAATCCTCCTGTTGAAAGCATGGATGGAAATTTTGAAAAACTAGAAAGAGTTGTTGAATGTTTATATGAAGGTGTTTACGTTATAGGAGCAGATAAACTATTGAGATGGAGAATGGCACCAAACATGATGAGGAGTGACTCTGATTTTAGTAAGGTTAAAATGCCTTATCAATTAGTTGCACCAAAAATGTATGAGGGTAGAATTGAATCTTTAGTGGGCAGAATAACAGGTTTTGCTGATATGATTCAATTAACACACTTGAAGTTACAACAAGTAATGGCGAGAATGGTTCCTGATGGTGTGTATTTAGATGCTGATGGACTTGCTGAAATTGATTTAGGGAATGGAACAAACTATAATCCACAAGAAGCTTTAAATATGTTTTTCCAAACTGGTAGTGTTATTGGTAGAAGTTTCACATCTGATGGAGATCCTAATCCAGGTAAAATACCAATTCAACAAATTCAAAATGCTGCAGGTGGAAATAAAATGCAAGCTTTAATCCAAACGTATAATTATTATTTACAAATGATAAGAGATGTGACAGGATTAAATGAAGCTAGAGACGGTAGCATGCCGGACGCGAACGCTTTAGTTGGTGTTCAAAAGTTAGCAGCTGCAAATTCAAATACAGCAACTAGACATATATTGCAATCAATGTTGTATTTAACAGCTGAAGCTGCAGAGTGTTTATCTTTAAGAATAGCTGATATAGTAGAATACTCTCCAACAAAAGATGCTTTTATTCAAGCTATTGGAGCACACAATGTTGCCACACTAGAGGAAATATCTGAATTACATCTTTATGACTTTGGTATATTTATAGAACTATTACCAGATGAAGAAGAGAAAGCAACTTTAGAAAACAATATACAGGTTGCATTAGGACAAAAATTAATTGACTTAGACGATGCTATTGATATCCGTGAAATAAGGA